CGAACTTCATCGCCATACTTATCTCTAGCGAGTGCTTGGATATCGTCCTGCGTATCAGCGCTCTGCTGCAAGACGCCGGTTCGAGCAGCAAAGTTTTGTTCGGTCGCTTTAGCTGCACGTTTATTCTCTGCCAGTATGTCTCGATCCAGCTTTTGCTGCCGCTCTGCTAGCGCCTGAGCGTCCTTATCCAGATTATATGCAAGATCAAACTGCCGAGTTCTTTCATCCAAAGTTCGATTGTCGAGATCCAGAACACGGTTGCGGTACTGATTCTCAAATCTCGACTGATTCGCTTGTTGCGCCAGTGTCATACCGCCGAGGAACGCATCACCTATACTTCTCGCCATGATCTTTTCCTATATCGCCAACGCGATGATTGCTGCTGCGCCAAGCCCACCGATAGTGCTGTAGGTCTGAGCTTTAGATTGCGCCTTTGCATTGTCGTAAGCCTGCTTACGCTGGCTTGCTAGACCGGCGGCGTTAGACAGGCCCGCTTGAGATGATCTGTTTACGCCCTGTCCAATGTTGATTAGGTCGGACAGTAACCGCTGATTTGTTTCTCTCTGAGCTATGCGGGCATCACCGAGCGCTTGAATTGAGCCCAGTGTATTGGATCGCTGGAGGCCCCTTTGCTGCTGCTGTTGCTGTGCGCCGGTTAACTGCCCGCCGTACCGCGATACGTTTCGCTGAGCAATACCGCTCGCAACCCCTGCCGCCGTTGCTGAGTCTTCCTTAGCAGCGTCAATCAGTGAGGTGTCGTTCTGCGCCTGCTCGATCAAATCGTCCTCAAAACCACTGTAGTTCTCTAGGAAGTTCATATAGTCCCGTCGAGATATCTCAGCGTACGTTTTTTCGGGATCTGTAACGTCTGGCAGAACCCCAGTAGTCGGGTTGTTGTAACCACCAAATTCGTAAGCCATCAGTTACTCCCAAAAGGACTGAACGGGTTGCTTGGTTCGTAAATAGTCCCCGACTGGTTCATTCGATTCACAATTCCAAGGGCCTGCTGACCTGCGGAATTAACTGGCGTAAAGAATGATCCTTGTACCTCCTCTCCAGCAGCATTAACGCCTTTCGTACGCTTGTTATTGATGCCGGTTATTAGCGCAGTACCGGCGATTTGAGCTGCCGCAGCGTTTCGCGCATTGCGCTCCTTCTGTTTAGCCTGCGCTTTATTAAGAGCGGTCGAAGTTTCCAACCGTGCAGCATTCTGCATACCAGACGAGGCATCGGCTGCTTGCTGCCGCGCAACACCAAGTACGTTTGTACGAAGCTGATTTTGAATACCAGCGCCTTTAGCACCCGCTTGGCCTAACTGACCCAGCGCAGCGTTTGCGATTTCACCAGAACGCTCTAACTCTTGTGTATCCCTAAACGACAAGTCGCTGGTAAGCGCCTGCATGGTGTCTGCGTTAGCTCGCCCACGTAGTTGGCGAGTGGGGTCATCGCTCTTAGACTGATCGCGCATATTCTTGAGTAGCGGGCCATACTTTTCGTCAAACGCTTGTTTATCGGCCATCGCAATCGAAGCGCTCATCTTTTCAGACTCGCTGGCTTTGTAGTCGCTTTTCTTTGGTTTACTGCCCATCGCTTAACCTGTACCTGTAAACAATCTGATCTATTTCCCAACCCTGATCTATCAGGATCGGTTCCATCTGCCGTACCGTAGTTCGCACCTCAAGTGCCTCTACGCCAATTTCAGAAGCTACCTTCTTAAAGAAGCCCTGATACTTGAGAACATTCCGCTGACCTTGCTCATCGGAGTACGCAAGCCAGACAAGGAGGGTCTTCTTGGATGTGAATCCATCCACCTCAATAGTCGTGACAACAAAGCCTTCAGGCGCTTTCCAATAGAGCGCATTCCCAGCAACCACTTCGGCGTAGACATCTTCAGGTCTGAAAGACAACTGCGGATGAGCCTGTAGGATTGCCTCGACACCAAGACGAACACGATCCCAGTCTTCACGAATATCACCAAGAACCGGCTCATCCTTTCGAGTACCGCGTTCTTGTAAGTTTGTAGTTTCCGCCCACTCCACCGTACTTCACCTTCCTAGCTACTCTGGTTTCTGATTGCCGTCCGCGCTTCTCTGCTTCGACGAGCTGCTGATTAAATAAGGCTGCGTAAACACCAGCCCCTGTATAGTCTGTCCACTCACGGCCTGGCATCCGCAACAAACGCAACAACGCGCCATTGACTATCGTGTCTCGGTAGTCGTTCATGACCTCAGTGCTACAGGAAGTGGATGTGTGCGTAGGCTTTAGTACGGCCCGTACTAGCGTACTTGAGGCCTTCGTGACATTTGGTACTGGAGCGAGATAAAACAGGCTCTGAGACTGCTTTACGAAGTACTCAGGGGTACCCTCGTTACCGGCTTTACGCCACTCGGGAATACGCTGCTCAAGAAGCGCCGATGTAATGGGCTCTAAGTCGGTACCGTCGTAAGTGACCCACAAAATCTCATGCACAACGGTGCCACTTGGCGGCTCTAAGTCGTACTCAAAGAGGTTTGCTATCGTCGTGACAGGATCAAGCTCCTGCTGATACACGCCCGTCTTCTCGCAAATCTCGATCAAAGCCGACCGAATACTGTTCTCGATCAGCGTATCTGGGCACGAGGGCACCATCGGTATGATCTCGGGCAATAGGGATTCGTAGGTAGCCATACGTTAGCCTGCTGCCTGAGATGGCAAAATTGGGTTTTGTTGGTTCAAGCCGGTGTTCGGCGACGTAACAACGTCAATCTGGGCTTTGCCAGTTACCGAATTGATGAACAACGCGTAATGCGTGCTCGCTCGCTGGTTGTTACCAGCGTACTCAGCGTCTTTCGTATAGGCACGGAAAAGGGCGTAATCAGCGATGGCGTTCGCAAAAATATCAGGTACGCCGAGGTTACCGTCCTGAGCCACCGTCGCAGGATTCGCGGAATAGACTATCTCTACATAAGAGTTACCAGAAACGCCTGGATATACGTAGAAGTTGCGAGGATTTTGCTCGTCATAGACGTAGTGCTTTACGATATTCGTGTGCGCGGCGTCACCCGTAACTGACGGGTCGTGCCAGCTAGGGGTCTGCGCATCAAGTACCTCGCGGGATACTAACCGTATAGAACGGGCTCCTGTGCCATTACTAGCCGCCGACATATTGCGCACGACACGAAGCAACCGGTTGCCCGCTGCGGGTATATCCTGCTTCGTTCCTGCCACTAGAGTGACCGTCGTATTGACCGCAGTAGCATCAGGCTTCAGCAACGCTATTTCACGCTGCGCATCGTTAATGAACAAAACGAGTTCACTTACGACCGGCCACCGAATACCCGTAGTGTCCTGTAAGGTCACTTGGATTCGATCAATTACGCTTTGCACACTTACAGTCATGGTCTACCTCTAGGTGTTCAACGCCTCTTGCCATGCGGCCTCACGTTCGGGCGTGGCAACGGTGCGACCGGCGGCTTTATTAACCACGGCGGCTTTTGGCGTACCGTCTGCCTTAAAATTCTCTGGATCGCCCTCGTCAATCAGGCCTTCCATTACTGCTACAAGACCTGAATCTGGAGCAGCTGCCTCTTGCTCGATGACCACTTCTGGCTCATCAGCTACAGCTACTTCTTCTTCGACAGTCGACTCAGCTGCTTTGATTTCTTTTGCGCCCATCTGCAGGGCGATTAACCCAATCTCGTCAGATACCTCGCGTTCAACGCCTGCTTGGAACAGAACAACTGCCCCCGTAAGCGTTGCAACCCTGACTTCCTTGTCTGATATAACCTTCATGTTTAGTACCCTGATCTCCTTGTTCTTCGTGGTGCCGGTGGCATCTTCTTCTTTTTCTTCTTTACCGTTTTCGTTCGCGTAGTTCCGTAACCCATTACTTTTGCTCCGTCTTGTATCGCTTACCGTTCCAAGTGAACGTCTTCTTCTCCGGCTTACCGGCTTTCTTGAGCCGCCTGTTCTCTGCCTTTGCTGCAGCAAAAGCCGAACGAAAGTCCTTCGCTGCCGAGCTGTTTTTCGCAAAAGTTTTGTAGGTGCCGCCCTTCGTCTTCGTAGAACCGGTCACTTTGCTAGCGTTGACAGCCATCGTGGTTTTGGCCTGACGCTCTTTACGCAGCGATTGCTTACTAGCAGGCGTAGTCTTAGGCGTAGTGCGCGGTGCTTTAGGTGCCGCCGTAGGCTCTTTCGCAGGCTTTGTCGGCCTAGCTGGGCGACTGCTTGTACTCGCTTTAGCTGCCGCACGACGCGCTGCTGGGCTGTTTCGCCCTGACCTACGTTGAGCCGCAGTCTGTCTTTGAACTGGTTTATCTTTCTTCTTTCTACCGAAACCAAACATATGCTTTCCCAAAAAAGAGCCCCCTCCGAAGAGGGGGCTAAACACTCTACTGAGCAGTGTCGAGAGCGATTACGCCAAAGTCTTGGACGCTACCGTTGTAGTCACTGTTGTACTTCGGCTTACGTAAGCCAAAGATCTTGCCAATAGAGATACCGGCTTGGTTTGAGTAGTCGAAGGTATCTTCAACAATCTCAGGGTTGCCGATGTCGGCCATAGCCAGAGCTTGAGCACCACAGAACAATGCGCGAGCACCGTCTACGTTAGCGCCAGCGCCCCACTTGTACCCTGCAGCACCAGCATTGCCAGAAGCACCAGAGGCAGCTCCTTCAGTGCTGAAGACGTGACGGAACTCGTGGATCATCACGCCGTCTACCATCAGGCTGCTTGTTCCTGAGAACAGGCTGTTAGAAGGCCCACGGACACCCGCGTTACGAACGTTCGTCAAGAAGTCGGAGTCCAACTTCAGATCAGCCATCTGACGAGGCGTTACGAACATGTGGAACACTTCTTCGTTACCTGCGCCACGCAGACCACGGATGTAGTTATCCTTGGCGTAGGCTTTCAGGTTAACGATGTCGCGGTAAGCGATCTTGTCGGTCGCAGCAACAGCAGTGGTATCACCAGCTGCAAGCGTTGACGTGCCGCCTGACACATCGACCCGAAGGTGACGCTTGTTAGTCGGAGCAGAAACGTCTGAAGCAAACTCCAGATCGACAAGCTCAAGACCGGTGGTGCTAGACGTCGTGCGCAGAGCGCCATTCGTCTTGCTGGTGTAAGCAACACCAGACAGCGTCAAGAACGCCAGCTGATCCATACGATCCGCCATTGCGTATGCAAGTGCGTCGCGAGACTGCTCACGGAAGTTTACAACTGACTTCTGATCGGCCAATCGACCGGCGATGCGGTTAGCAAAGCGCAGCTGATCCAGCTCGACGGTGATGTCGTAGGCGCGAAGCGCTTCTTCATTACCTTCCAGAGTGTTGTCACCGGTTACACCGTCACCAGTCATGTCCGCTAGCAAGGTGATTACGGCTTTGGTGCCCTTCTCACTCTTGGTAAGTTCAGTGATTCGCTGAACCATTGCGTTTTGACCAGATCCTGCGAACTGGTTGATGAAAGACATGTTGCGAGCAACCTGCCAAAAGTCGCGAGACCAAGCCGTTAATTGGTTTGAAGTCAGCGACGCAAAGTTAGTAAGAGCCATATCGGTTCCTTAATTGCGTAAATTAGTACTTGTTGTACTTATGTTGGGCACAAGCCCGTTCATAGCCGACTTTTGGAGCGGCTAATCCGTTTCCTCGTGTCGTGAGGCGACGAACTAGCGCTTATTAACGAGGGGCGACCTCGGAAGGTTTAACGCCTTTACAGGCGAATACGTTTTTAACGTGTACGGCACGACCTAATATCGTTTAGATAGACGATTGCTGCAGAATAGTACCACTTGTACTATTCTGCAAACAAAAAGATCACCATTTAACTTTGTGTGACCAGTACCGCGCACTGAGCTTTGAAGGCTTCGCATCTTGCGCATTATGGCGAGCGTAA